AAAATAATAAAAAATTTACAAATCACGAATCATAAAACATAATCATCCCAATCTTTTTAATTATCTTCATAAGCATCCAAAAAATCCCCACCAAATTAATGATGAGGATTAACGGTAGCGAAACCATCAGCGTCCGTAACAGACAACTATTTTACAACCCAATTACCAATCTTTATCTTATAATCAATAATAGGAATATCTTTAAACTCTAACAAACAATATAAAGTAATCATAGCTTTAAATACAAGTAATAAAACATCATTACTAATACGCTAGTAGTTACTATATAAAAATATAAAAACAAAACTTTATTAGTTTTTTCAGCTCTTTCTATATAAGCTTTATATAAATAATAACTTCTAGCAAATAAGCTTACTATTAATATAATATCGTACATAATTTAGTTATTATAAAAACTACAAATACTATAACTAATAACACTAAAACAAATATATCTTCAGTTGAATATTTATTGTTCATTTATCTATAACTAATTAATATTCTATACCACTTAACAAACCAATTATGTCTAACAGCAGGTAAACCTTTTGCCATATTACGTAAAGTATTATTATCAATTAATGCAGCAGTAAGTTTTCCTTTCACATAATATTTAATTTCAATTAAAGGATTAGAAATAAGACCTTCATATTCATCAATAGACACTATTCTTACTAGGAGAATCTCACTGTTAGTATTTATTTTAATATTTATAAATTTATTCTTTTTCATATTATGTTAATTTTTATTTAAACAGTTTGTATTGTATTAATTACATCCTCTTCTTTGATACAATGATTTTCACCTCTTATAGTATCTACTCCGTAATGACCTTTCATTGTTTTATAAATAATACCAACTTTAATAGTGCCTTTAATACCATTAATATTATCTATTGCAATAAAAGATATTCTAGTTCCTATTTTGTGTTTCATAAAAAATGTTCTTCTTATAGGCAGATTTAATAGGTCTGCCTATAGAAAGAATACTTTTAAAGCATCACAAACAATAGTAATGCTTTATTGACATAAACAAACTTATCCTTTATAGAATAACAATTTAACAAAGTTCATTTGAGAATCTAAACCCGTATTAACCGCATGACTAAACAATCTTTGAGTGTTTTGATTTTTATCTCTACTTTCATTAAAAGCATTAGCAGCATTTAATACTTTAGCAAAACTAGTTTTAATAAATTCAACTTTTTCATCTCCACTTGGATTAAATGTAAGTCCGACTAATTTACCACCAAAAGTTTCATGAAGATTAGTTTCGTCTTTACTTTCTTGTATTGTTTCTTTTTCAGTAGTTGTAGAAGTAGTTGTAGAAGTAAGCATTGGAATACAAGCTTCGACTATACTTTTAAATATAAAATCTTTAGCTTTTTCTTTATTTTCGAGTTTATCATAAGGAATTAAACTAGGATGAGTTTTCTTTATCAAGTCTTTTTCTGTACCATAAACAAAACCATCTTCTATTTTAAATTTCATCCAATTTTCGTGCATTTCAGCAGCAGTAACATTAGGGTTATCTATTCGGTATTTAACACTATTAACAGCACTATCTTTAATATTTTGAGAAACATTATCCCAATCTACTTGGCTATTGTCTCCTAAACTTTCACAATAGCCTTTATTGGCTTGGTGAGCGATTTTTGCTATGTCTATTATATTCATAATACAAATGTAATCTTTTTTACTAAAATGCAACATTATTATATACTATTTTTAAAAAATTTTAAAGAAATTTTGTAGTTATTAATATATGTATTATTTTTGTAGGTATAAAAGTAAATGTAATGAGTTTTCCAAAAATAGATATAACATTAGAACGTACTTTAAAAGAGGTTCAAACTAAATTTAAAGATAAATTTGGTACTGATATATCATTACGTCAAGTTTATTTAATTATAGCTATACAAGAAGAGCTTACAACTAATGCAGTATTTACTGGCAAAGGAATTAGATTACCAAATATAGGTAAGTTCGGAATTACAGCTAAAAAAAGTAAATATATGACAACAGAAGATATTCAAAAACAAGAACATTTACAAACTAACGGTTGTTTAATTCAAACTTGTTTAGCTGACGATACTATTGGTTATTAATAATGTTTAGATTATTTGAATTTAATGATAATAGAGTTTCTTTAGCTACAGATAGTCTTAAAGTAATTCCTGAATTTAATTACATTCTTACTCTTAAATATAACACTAGAGAAGGAGACGCTACAGGTATAAAAAGACACCAAGCTACTAAGATTTTCACTTATATTTATTATATGTATGATATTAGAAGTCCTTATTCTAGTATAGCAGAAGATAAAGAACGTCATAAAAAAGCAGCTAAAGATTCAGGACTTGGTATAAATTTTAAACCTAATAATAAAGAAAAACAAGCAATAGTTAAATTTAAAGAATTATCTGAATATACTTATCCTGAAATTAAGTTACTTAAAAGTTTAAAAGATAGTATGGAAATTAGTGATAAGTTTATTAGCTTAACTAATAAAAAAATGTTAAATCTTTTAGAAAAAGTTGAGACTGTTGATCTAAATGAATTACAAGATGAAGATCAAGCAGAATCAATATTAAATGTATTAAGTGTAGTTACTAGTAGTATAAAAGAAGAAATTAATTTTGTTATGCCTTTTATTGATAAAGTAAAAAAAGGTATACAAAGCATTAACGAAATAGAAAAAGAGTTAATGAAACAATTTAAAGAAGATACAGTAGCTAAAGGTGGACATCAAATAGGCAATAGAGCAGACCCTAGATAATGATATTAAAAACAAATGTATTTATAAATACAATATACGCTATAGGTAAAGATGAATTTAATATTCGTAAACTTACTGATAAAGATAAAGACGAAAATGAAAAATATACTCCTTTTAATTTAAACTTATTATTTGTAGTTCATTATTACCAAAGTAATGACGGTAAAACTGTTGTTGTTTTAAGTACAGAACAACATTTAAAACTAGACGAAGATTTTGATGCTTTTGAAAAATTAATGTTTTTGGTTAGTCCAGTAAGACAACTAGAATTGATAAGTCCTCATGGAACTGTTTCGCAAAGAACTCTTAATGTACATAATAATATAGTTAGTGAAATAGTTTCTTTAGAGTAGTAATTAAGAATTATAACTAATGATAGATATAGGATTAAATAGAGTTAAAGGTTATTTTGACGGACCTTCTCATAAATATAGTGATGATAATCAAACAAAATATACTAGTTGTACTACTTTTATACATCAGTTTGAAAAACCATTTGATAAACATTATTGGGCTGAATATAAAGCTAAAGAAAGAGGAATAAGTAAACAAGCAATATTAGATGAATGGGCAGGAATTAACAAAGCTTCTTTAGATAGAGGTAATAAAATTCACGATGCATTTGAAGATGGTATTAATAAAGTTTATGTAGACGCAGCTAAGAAAGAAGATATTCTCTTTACAGGCAGCCATTCTGATGCTCGTTATCAAAAACCCACAGGAATTACTACTATTATAGAACTTAGAAGTTCTCCTGCTTATGTTGCTTATCCTTTAATTAGGCAATATATGGAGAAACTTATATTTGCTGGTTATGTTATATATGCTGAATATAGATTATTTAGACCTGAAATTCAAATTGCAGGTATGGTTGATATTTTAGCAATTAAAGGTAATGATGTTATAATAGTAGATTGGAAAACTAATAAAAAACCAATGTTAATGACTTCTGGTTATTATCGAAAAAAGATACAAAATGGTGTTAAAGTAGAAACTACTACTTTTGTTAGAACGTTAGATTTTATGAAACCGCCTATAAATGACATATATCATTGTTTAGGAATGACTTATACATTACAACTAAGTTTATACGCTTATATGATAGCTATGTATGGTTTTAATATTAAAGGTTTAGTTTTATTTCACATTAAACCTGAAAGAGATAAAACTACTAATTCTAATATAGATGTCGTAACTGCTTATTCGCTTGAATTTAAAAGAGAAGCAATTGTTAAAATGTTACAACATGATAAAAGGATATGAAAAAAATATTATTAATAACAAGTAGCGAACGTATAGCTAAAGAGTTTTTAGATAATAAAAAATTTATTACAACTTTAGGAGATATAAATAATATAGTTAAATTAAGATTTCATTTATTTGATTGTGATGCTTGTGTTATTAGTGTATTACCTAAAGATTATAATGCAGAAGATTTTATATTACTTTTAAATGCTATTAATTTAGTTAAAAATGGTTATATTTTTTTTGTAACTAGAAACAATGACTACTCTAAACAAATATTAAGTAAAGAAACTTATAAACAATTTAAACAAATTAGCACTATAGCTAATGATAAAAATAATTTTTTATATCTTAATCATTTAGATTTTTTAATAAAAGAACTTGAAGGAAATCCAATTACATACGAACGATAAGTTAACTACTGCTTATGAATATGAAGATGTTGCTTTTTGTAATACTTCTTTGTTTACAGAAACTTCTAGATACTTTACTAAACATGGAGTATATACTCACGCACCTAACGGAACTTTAGATCATAAAGATTTTTGGGATAGAGAAGAAAATAGAATACTTAACGGTATAACTGTTCCTGGAAAACTATTACCTGATGGTAGCATACAAAAAGTACACATTACTGGAGAACATTATAGTTATCTTAATTATACTAGAATAAAACTTACTAAAGACAAAGAAGCAAGTACAGAACAATTAATAGCTGCTAAAAAACAAGAAAGTAAAGCTAGAAAAAAGATAGAAACTTTTCCTGCTTTTTGGGATGGTGATTATCATTACTTTAAAGCTAGAGCTTTGGCTAGAGAACTTGGACTTCACATGGTTGTTTCTAAAGGTAGACGTAAAGGTTACTCTTATAAAAACGGTTCTGTTGTTAGTCGTACTGCTACTTTTGTTCCTAAAAGTGTTACTATACTTGGTGCTTATGATAAGAAATATCTTACACAAAAAGGGGCTATAACAACAATGGCTAAAACTGGTCTTGATTGGTTTCAATTACATACTGACTTTAATAGAGGTTGGTTAAAAGAAACTATGGAAGATTTGCAACTTGGTTATAGGAGACAAGGTAGTCAAATGAATCACGGTTATCAAAGTGGTGTTTTATCTTTATCTTTTATGGATAATCCTGATGCTGCTATCGGTAAAGATGCAGAAGAAATAATATTTGAAGAAGCGGGTAATTTTCCTAATCTTTTAGATGCTCTTGATGTTACAATGAGTACTATGGAAGATGGAGACTTTACTACAGGTATGATAACCGTTTTTGGTACGGGTGGTGTTAAAGAAGGTAATTATGCCGCATTTGAAAGTATCTTTTACGAACCTGAATCTTATGGATTTATGCCTTTTCATAATATTTTTGACGACGAAGCTACAGGTTCTGTTTGTGGATTTTTTCACGGACAACAACAAAATTTTGCACCTTATTTAGATAAAGACGGTAATAGTGATATTAAAGGAGCTTTAGAATCTATTGAAAAAGATAGAATACTAAAGAAAACTAAAACAACAAATCCGCAAGTATACAACAGGTATGTTGCTCAAAGATGTATTAAACCTAGTGAAGCTTTTGGTGGAACTAATGTTAGTATATTTGATAGTCAAGAATTACGAGATCATATTAGTATTGTAGAACATAATCCTTTTTATAAAAATTTACGTAGAGACGGTAAATTAGAAGAAACCGCTATAGGTATAAAATATTTAGATAATAGTGTTTTACCTTATAAAGATAAACATAACTATTTAGATGGTAAAAAAAGTTTAGATAACGATTTAACTGGATGTTATTCAGAATGGTTTAGACCATATCGTGATGCTAATGGAAATATACCTAGTGGATTATATAGAGTATGGAATGATCCTTATGCTTTTGAAATTGAACAAGGAGAAATAACAATAGCTGATTCTTTGGGTTCTACTTATGTATACGAACGACCTAATAATTTTACACCTACTAAAGGAGATTGTATAGTTGCTTGTTATGTTGGTAGACCTAGTAATCCAGATGACTATAATCAACAATTACTTAATATTACTAAATATTGGAACGCTATATGTCAATTTGAAAGAGATAGAGGTGATGTTAGGAATTACTTTAAAAGAGCTGGTGCTTGGAATTTACTTGCAGATTCTCCTGATTTTGATTGGAAAAGAGAGTTACAAGGTAAAAGAACAGTAGATAAAGGTATTGTATTATCACACGGTTCGGATAGGAAAGGTAATGCTGCTATAATACTTAAGCAATGGTTATATACTAAAAGAGGATTTGACGAAGAAACCAAAAAAATAGTGTATAACTTGCATAATATTTATGATTTAGGATTGCTTCGAGAGTTGTCTAAGTGGCATTTAAAGGGTAATTTTGACCGAGTTTCGAGCTTTCTAATAGGTATGCTTGATAAAAATGAGATTTCTCATACTGCTATTAAAAATGAAGAAACTAAAGCTAAAAATGGATTTTTTACAAGGCTTCAAAAAGGTCAATTTTATTAAATAATGACTAACTTAACACAAGAAGATAATTACAATACTAATAATGAAGGTAATGCTACTGGTTTACCTTCTCGTTTAGTTACTACTGCTCAAAAATACGCTAATGATATGCGTTGGGCTAAGAACTTTATTGATTATATAATTAACGAAGCTGGTTTTACTGATCCTATTTATACTGAAATGTTTACTCTTTATCGAGCAAGAGAAGGTAAATTAAACGCTAATGATTATGAACATATTCTTAATCCTTTTAAATTTAACGAAGATCAAGCTAATAAATTTAGACAACCTGCTAAATTAAAAAATTATCCTTTAATTGCTCCTGTTGCTGATTTGCAACTTGCTGAATTTAGTAAACGTCCTAAAATAGCAAGAGTTCTTGCTTTGGATAGTACATTTGAAAATGAATTTCAAAAAGGTATTGGAGCTATTATTAATAAAAGTCTTAAACAAAAATTTGTTAATGAGTTAAACGAACAAGGTGTTGAAACTGAACAACCTAGCGTTCCTGAAGAACAAATAAGTAAAGATAAAGAAGAAGCAATTGAAAGTTTAGTAGAAGAACTGACTCAACAAGGTCAAGATGCTATTGATTATCTTAAATATGATTTAGATTTAGAAGACATACATCAAACTGGTTATAACGATTGGCTTACAGTAGGGACTGTTATAAGTTATAAAGAAGTAAGTGATTTTGGTATTAATTATGAAATAATACCACCTTATAAATTAAGTTTTCTTAAAAGAGATAATGTGACTTTTATAGAAGATTTATCTGAAATATTAAGAAGAGAAAGATTTACATTTAATGAACTTGTTGATAGATTTGAATTTACAGAAGAGGAATTAAAATCTTTAGAAGGTAAACATGATTTTGGTTTAACTTTTGACGGTACTATTTTTGTTAATAATGATGCAGATGAAAATTGGGATTCAAATAATTTAGGTAATCTTAATAGTTATGGTTATGATTGTTGTCATGTCCAGTTTACAGCAGGTAAAAAAGTTGGAATAGTTTCTTATATAACTCCTATAGGATCTATTGAAACTAAAGATGTTGATGATACTTATGTTTTGAATAAAGAAGCTGGAGATATAAATATTGAATGGCGATATGTAAATGAAATTTGGGAAGGTTGGAGAATAGAAGATAGTATTTATAAAAAAGTAAGACTTTTAAAAGTACAAAGAGAAGAAATTAACGCACATGCTGGTAGAAAATTATCTTACAATGGTCGTTGGATTAGAACTAAAACAGGAGGAATAAATAGTTTAGTTAAGACTGGACTTAATTATCAATATACTTATAATTACATAAACTTTAAATTTGAAAAGATTATGAATAAGAATAAAGATAAGATAGCTATGATACCTTTAAGTATTATTCCTACCGGTGATGGTTGGGATGAAGATACATTCATGTATACAGCTGATGCTTTAGGTTTTGGTTTTTATGATGATACTGCTCCTGGTGCTGCTGCTGCTTTACAAGGTATGAAAGTATTAGATATGGGATTAGCTGATTATGCTTCTGCTACTTATAATCTTTTACAGCAAGTAAAACAAGAATATTGGGATGCTATAGGCATGAATCGTCAAAGATTCGGTAATACTAATTCAAGTGACGGTAAAGCTGTTACAGAACAAGCTATATTTAGAAGTAGTTTAATAACAGAAGAATATTCAAGACAATATGATTCTTTCTATCAAAGTGACTTAAATGGTCTTTTAGATTATAGTAAAGTTGCTTGGATTAAAGGTAAAAAAGCAAAATTTAGCAACTCTAATAAACGAATTGTTACTCTTGATATTATGGGTGAAGATTGGTTACATAGAGATTGGAAAATTTTTATAGGTAACAGTGAAGAAGAAGCAAGAAAATTAAACGAAATTAGACCTCTTGCAATGCATCTTATACAAAATAGTAGTGAAAAAAGTTTAGCTATAGATGTTATAGATACTGATAATGTAACTGACATTAAACGTATATTTAAACAATACGATAAATTACAATCTGAACTTGCAGAAAGACAACAAGCAAGTCAAGAAGAAGCTAATAAAGTAGCTATGGCTGATATAGAAAAGAAAGCTGAAATTGCTCAATATAAAATAGATGTAGAAAGTAATACTAAAATTAAAGTAGCTGAAATTACGCAAAATGGTCAAGAAGACGGTAATGAAGACAATGAAAAACAAGCATTAGATAGAGATAAACTAAATCATACTATAACAAAAGATAATAAAGATTTAGCACAAAGACAAAAAGAACATAACGATAAAATTAATTTAGACAATAAAAAACTAAATGTACAGAAAAAAAGTGTATAATGGTTTGATATCTGTTAGAGGTATTTATTTGGGTTAAAAAGTATTTTAAATAAACTATATAAAAATAAGTAAATATATTAAATTTGTAATAATGAAAGTAAACAAGAACAACAACGAATGTAATCTTAATATAAAAGAAATTTCGGGTTATTTAAACTTTTTTCCAGTTTTGGATGAAGGAAATATCGCTAATCTTGATGATATTGAAGAAGAAGAAAATGATGATGATGGTTTTTTAGGTATAGATAACGATCCTACTATTGATCTTCCTAGTAATCCTGTCATTGATGAAACTGATGAAGATAAAGCTGCAAGAGAACTACTTGAAAAGAGAACTGAAGATGAAAAAATAACAGACAAGGATAATAAAGAAGTTACAACTAATTTATATGATAGAGAAGGTAATCAAGTTAATGCGGAAGGTAAGATATTAAAAACTAAAGAAGAACTAACAGAAGAAGAAACTAAAGCTGCTGATATTAAGAAAAAAGAACTAGAAGCTAAAAATGAAAAAGTTTTTTATGATAAAGAAGGTAATCAAGTTGATACTAAAGGTGAAATAGTTAAAACTAAAGAAGAACTAGAAACAGAAAATTTTGATTCTTTACCCGCTATTAAACAACTTCAAATTCTTGACGGTTATGATCTAAAAGATGAAAAAGGAGAAATTTTACAATTTGAAGATACTATAGAAGGTTTTCAAGCTTATAATGAAGCTGTTTCTACACATAGAGCAACTGAACTTTATAATGACAAAGTAAAACAAGAGGAAAATGATACTCCTGAAATTGTAAAAAAATTTAATGCTCATATTAAAGCTGGATTTGGTGTTTCTGATTTTTTTAATAGTCCTTTACACGATATACAAAATGTAAAACTAGAAAAAAGTAATGAAAACCAATTAAAAGAAATTATTAAGCGTAGTTTTGTTCATAGAAAGTACGATGAAAATAGAGCAATAGAAATGGTTAAACGTTCTGAAGCTGCTGATGCTCTTTTTGAAGATGCTGAAATAGCTCTTAAAGAATTACAAAATGCGGATAAAGAACAAACAACAATTAATCAACAAAAAATCAAAGAAGAAAAAGAAAAAGAAAACGCTGCAAGTGTAAATTATTTCAATGATGTTAAAGAAATTGTTACTAAAGGTAAAGTAAAAGATGTAGTTATCCCGAATGCGGATAAAAAAGCATTTTATGAATACTTATCTAAACCTGTTAAGTCTGTAAATGGCCAACTTCTTAGTCAACATGATATTGATATGCAAAAAGAACCTTTAGAAATCGACTTATTAAACGCGTTTCATAGGTTTAAAGGTTATGACCTTAATTCGGTAATTAAAGATAAAGCTAATTCACATAAAGCTAGAACTTTAACTGAACGTATAGTTAAACCAACTAGTACTAATAGTACAATAGTTGATAGTAAAAACATTACTTCTGAAATTGATTGGGATAATGTTAAGTAAATTAGTTTAAAATTTTTAAAAAAAAGAAAAAAGAAAAATGAACAATGCAAGATTGGTCTTTGGTCAAAACTTTGATTCCAAAGGACACACAAACGAAAATAGTTTAGCTGCTGCTAGACTAACTGAACCAGATAAGATTAACAAAACGTTAACTTATCTTCAAGGAAAAGATAGTGATAGATTTCCGTTAACTTTCTTAACAGAAGGACAAACAAAAGGTAACAAAGGTATTGGTATTAATGATATTCAATATACTTGGGATTTTATTGAGCAAATGGATAAAGCTGACGGAGTTGTTAGTAGTAATTATACAATGACAAGTACACCGGGTAAGTCTGGTTCTGAAGTTGAAGTTACAATGAAAACTAGATGGCTTAAACATCAACATACTGTTGTAGCTGAAAATGGAACTCGTGCTAGAATTGTTGCTATGCCTATTAAAGTAAGTAATGGTTGGTTATATAGATTTACTCTTAAATCTATGAATTCTGAAGATTATATTGCTCCTTATTTATTACAAACTGGAGCTAAATGGGCAATGGAAGGTCCAGGTACTGTTTCTGAAAGTTTATCTCATGGTAATGAAAGTAATATTGTTACTCCTGGTAAACTTACTAATCAGATAAGTGTATTAAGAAAATCTTATCATATTGCTGGTAATGTTGGTAATAAAGTAGTTGAATGTTATTTACCTAAAAAAGGAGGAGGTAATAGTAAACTATGGATGCCTTTTGAAGAGTATCAACACGAAATGGTATGGAAACAACATTGTGAAGAACATTCTTGGTATTCTGAATATAACAGAGATAGTAAAGGAAGAATAACAGATATAGACGAAGAAACAGGTCTTCCTATTCCTGAAGGTGCTGGACTTATAGCTCAAATACCAAATCAAGATACTTATAGTTATCTTACTGCTGAAAAACTAGATAAAACAGTTTTATCTGTTATGTATGGTAGAAACGACGGTATTGGTGCTAGAGATATAGTTCTTTATACTGGTATTGGGGGGGAAAGAGAGTTTGATAGAGCACTTAAAGATAAAAGTGCAGGAGTTTCTCAAATAATCGGTGATAAATTTGTAACTGGTTCTGGTTCTACTCTTATGTATGGCGGTTACTTTAACGCATATAAAACCCGTGAAGGTAATAGAATAATTGTTAAACGTCTTGGTATTCTTGACCACGGTAGTAGAGCAAAAGTTGCACCTAAACATCCCGAAACAGGTTTGCCTATAACTTCTTACAATATGTATTACGTAGATCAAACTGTATATGATGGAGTACCTAATATTAGAATGGTACACCAAAAAGGTAGAAGTCTTATAAGAGGTGTAGAACAAGGTATGGCTCTTAAAGGCGGAACTTCTTTTGCCGATTATGGAGGTAATGCGACCAATTTAAATCTTTCTACTGGTCAAGATAAAACTAGTATTCACTTCCTTAAAACAAGTGGAATACAACTTAATAGAAATTCTCATTGTTTTTCTTTAGAAATGGATATATCTATCGCAGTTTAATATAGTATTAACTATTATAATGTAAAAAGTAAAAAGTAGGAGAATTAATATCTCCTACTTTTTTAAACTATAAACAAAAATAAATAAATAAATAAAATGTCACAATATAAAATAAGTAAAAAAATATCTATAAAAAGAAAACCTGTTCCTACTCTTCCCGGACTTACAGAAGATATGAGAACAAGAAAACTAGGTTCTGGTGTTACTAAACCTCCTTTAACTGAATTAGAAAAAATAAAGTATATGCCAACTTTAGTAGGCGTTGCTCACGATGCCGTTAATTTTGAAGAAGCTTGTCGTAATTATTTTGCAAATATTTCCGTTCCTGTTCCTTCTAATGAAGAAGGTGACGGTAAGGGTTTAGTTCTTGAAATAGGTTTTGAATATAAAGACGAAACAAGTTTCAAATCAAAAGACATTAGTATTAATTCAAAAAACATTAAAGACGGTACTTTTCCGTTATCTGTACAAGATTACGTTCTTTGGAAACATTGCTTAGTGTATGGTCGTGTTGCTAAAGATTACAAAGATGCAGGTAAAAGTCCTAAAATTATGTTTTATATGCAAGACGATGAAGTAATCAAAAAAGCTAAATTAATTAAAA